GACGGAGATTGAAATTAGACAGATTAAAAAACAACAACAGAAATGGTAGGATTTTATAGCGTAATTGATAACATAAAGGCGGAACTTATAGCATCTCCGTTTGTAAACACGGTTACAGAAGGTAGCATATTTGAAGTAGACTTAAACAAACAGACGATCTTTCCTTTGTCACATATAATGGTAAATAATGTGAACATAGAACAGAACGTGATGAGGTTTAACATTAGCGTTATTGCTATGGACATCGTAGACATATCTAAGAGTGAAACAACGGATGTGTTTAAAGGAAACGACAACGAACAAGATGTGTTAAATACTCAGTTAGCAGTATGCCAAAGATTAGCAGCAAGTTTATTCAATGGTGATTTGTCAGATACAAACTATCAGTTAGACGGAATACCAAGCTGCGAACCATTCACAGAGCGTTTTGAAAACTTGTTAGCTGGGTGGACTATGACGTTTGATATTATAGTGCCTAACGAAATGAGTATTTGCTAATGCAAAAAGACGAAATACAAAAGGCTTTAGAACGCTTTAGAGACCACGTAGTAAACCAAGCTAAACGAAACCTTACCACTAAGGATAAAAACGTTTCTAAGAAGCTACATCAATCTATTAGAGGTGATGTTAAAGTAATGCCTAATTCCATTGGGATGTATTTTGAAATGGAAGAATACGGAGCGTACCAAGATCAAGGGGTGAGAGGTAAGCGCAGTTCTGCTAAAGCACCTAACTCTCCGTTTAAGTTTGGTACGGGTACCGGAAGAAAAGGCGGACTTACTGAAGCAATGCAGAAATGGGTAGAAAGACGAAGGATTCAGTTCAAGAACAAGGATGGAAAATTTATGTCGTATAAATCTACTGCGTGGGTAATGACTAAAAGTATATACTCAAAAGGAATTAAACCGAGTTTGTTTTTCACTAAGCCATTTGAAGCAGCATACAAAAACTTACCTGAAGAGTTAATAGATAAATACGGACTCGAAGCGAGTAAACTATTTTTTGATATAATTAAACAACCTAAATAATGGCGAATATATTTGCACGTTCACCTTTCATAGTAGAAATAAACGAAACAGGACAGATAGAAACTAAGGTAGAGTTATTTATTTGGAATGGCACGGGATCGGCGCCTACATCTCCTACTTATACTTTGAGTAAGTTGATTCCAGCACCTACAATAACACGAACTACTTACAACATCTCGCCATATATCAAAGAGTATTTATCACACGTAGAGTTTCAGAATAACTATAACGTAGGCAACCAAGCGTTAACTACTACTGAGTGGTGTAATGTATCTGTGAAGAGATATAAGAAAATAAGCACATCCTTTGTTCAAGTAGGAACTACCACTACCTACAAAGCGTTTGATGGGTATACGCTCTACACGGAAGGATATAACGAAGACTTAGGAGATATTTTATTAGCTGCGAAAACGTACTATTATCTATATGATTCCGCTGCGGTTTTAGCTACCGACACTTTAAAGAGGGCTGGGAGCATAACTTGGAATGCAACAGCTGGTTATAAGGTTAAATACACGGAGTTAGTTACAGGCACTACAAACACGGCAACTATTCCGTCAAGTGGTGTTGTAACTTCGTATAGAGTACACCCTAACTACTACGACAACGGATGTTTAACGCAGATTACAGACGCATCTAACAACGTACTTTGGGAAGCTACATTTAAACCTAAGACAGAATGCCAATATAAGCCTATCTGCTGCGACTTTATTAATCGTTATGGTGCTTGGCAAAGAGAATACTTTTTTAAGGCTTCTAAGCGCAATATAAACGTAGAAAACACGGAGTACAATTTGCTTCAGTCTAACTTGGTTAATTACGATGTATTAGAAGGTCAACGTAAAACATTCAATACTAACTATACTGAGGTTATTACTGTAAACACGGATTGGGTAAGCGAAGACTTTTCTAATAACTTACAAGAGTTAATGACGAGTGAGCGGATTCTTTTAGATAACAGACCTGTGAAGATAAACACGAAAGCTACTGAGTTATTCAAACAGATCAATACTAAGATGATTAATTACACTTTAGAATTCCAATACGCAACTGATATAATCAATAACGTAGTATAATGCGAAAGGTACAAGTATATATAGAAGGTCAAAGGTTAGAACTATTCGAAGACGAACAGATACAAATTACTTCAAGCGTTCAGAACGTTCAGGATATAGCTAAAGTATTTACGGACTTCTCGCAAAGTTTTACCGTACCCGCTTCCGAACATAACAACCAAATCTTCCAGCATTTCTACGAAAATGCTGTTGATGCTACTGTAGACCATCAGTTAAGAAGGAACGCAAAGATAGAGATAGACTTAGTCACTTTCAGAACGGGTAAGATTCAGTTAGAAAAGGCAAACTTAAAAAAGGGTAGAGCAGAAAGTTACACTATTACATTCTATGGTGACATTAGAACGCTTCAAGATTATTTTGGAGAGGATAAATTGAATACATTAGATATGTCTCCATATACGCATCCATATAATGGAACACAAGTTTTAACACGAATAAACTCAAGTTCAGACTATGATGTAAGATATCCTTTAATTAGTTCAGAGAGATTATGGAGTTACGGAGATAACACAAGTACAGATATATCTCAAAATTCACGTCACATACATTATTCTGAATTATTTCCAGCTATTAGAATAGCGCGAATATTTGATGCAATAGAAACAAAATATGGAATAGATTTTCAAGGTTTATTTTTAACTAATAAAAGATTTACAAATTGTTATTTATGGCTAAAGAATAAAGATAGCTATGAATTTATAACAGATAGTAAAGAATTAGATTTTTTAGTAGTCTCTGGAGATACGTCGTTAACACCATTGTTTGATGTAAACACGAATTCTATTAATTTAAATTATACACAATTTCCTGTTCCAAGTGAAATGAGAATACGTGTAACAGCGTCTCGTTCAACTTTATTAAACAATACTATTTACATTGATGTATATAAAAATGGTTCTTTAATTAGTACAGTATCTAACCCTAGTACAAGCCAATGGTGGGCTGTATGGGATGTAATTGTGCCACACGTTCCTGGTACAAATGATGTTTATACTTTTAAAAATAGGGCTAATGAACCTTGTATAATTGTATCTACAGTTGAGTTAAGACTTTTAATATCTGGTGCAGAAATAGCAATAGCATCTTCAACTGTAGCGAATAACACATTTACATCTGATTTAGATATTATAGATAATATGCCCGATATGAAGATTGGAGACTTTGTCTCAGGTGTATTAAAACAATTTAATTTAACTTGTGTGCCTACTAATCCGACTACATTTAAAATAGAGCCATTAGAAAATTGGTATGCTCAAGGAAGATTAATAGATATAACTAAACATATTGATGTAGATAGCATAGATATAGAACGAGTTAAGCTATATAAAAAGATAGATTTTAAGCATCAAAAGGGGGAAACTATTCTAAGTAGAGAATTTGGAGATGCTAATTTTCGTGAATATGGAGATTTGCAGCAAGTATATGACTACGACGGAACAGATTATACTATCGAACTACCTTTTGAAAACATCTTACATACCAAATTTACAAACACGGATTTACAAGTTGGTTATTCATTAGATAAAACTTTTGCTTCTATTATTCCACAGCCTGTGCTATTATATATGAATGAACAAAAAACGTGTTCGTTTTATTTCAATAATGGAACAGCAACAAACCAAGTTACATCATATATGCCATTTGGTCAAGATTTAGTATATAATGGTTCAGATTATACTTTAAATTTTGGGTGGGATAATAGTTCCTTTCATTTAACACCTATTCAAAATAATATTTTTATTACTTACTATTATAATTATTTAGCGAATTTATATAGCAAAAAGCAACGTTTAACCTATTGTAAAGGCTTATTCCCTACTCCAATACTTACGAGTCTAAAAATGAATGATCGCTTAATCATTCGTGACAAAAGATATATTATTAATGAGATAAAAACGAATCTAAATACTGGTGATGTAGATTTAGTTTTATTGCACGATTTTAGATCTTTAAGACCATTAAGTTTAGGCAAAGCAGGTAAAGGAATAGGGTCAGTATTAACACCAATTTCTTTAGGAAATGGAGTTACACAAATTGACTTAGATATGGGTTCAACTGGAATTACAGCCAGCGCATTATCCATTACAACAGATACGGACATTACTTTCACTTTTCCATCTACTACACCAAGCTATACAATCATTGCTGAAAACTCAGACGATTTAATTACTGAAGAAAGTATTGAGTATTTCCGTTCAGAAGAATATGATACAATTGTCTATCAAATTGATATGACTACGACATATGACAATGGAACTATTGAAACTGAAACAATGACTTTAACACAAGAAGTATGATAAAACACATATTAGACATCCTAAAACTCGATGATTTCTACGGAAAGTCGGACTACATAGATATAGCTAAAGGAAGATACGAAATACCTAAGAGTATTAAGGGAGCATACAAACAGGGCAAACGTAAGTTAAAAGAAAAAGACTATAAGTAATGGCTGAAAAGAAAGTAATAGAACTCGAAATAAAAACGGATTCTGTAGGCAATTTAAAATCTGAATTAAGAAAGGCACAAGCTGAAGTAGCTGCATTATCTGAAAAGTTCGGTGCCACATCTCAGGAAGCCGTAAACGCTGCCAAGAAAGCCGCTGAATTAAAAGATGCTATTGGAGATGCTAAAGCGTTGACAGATGCGTTCAACCCTGACGCTAAGTTTAATGCTTTATCTGCTTCTATTGGTGGTGTGTTAAATGGCTTTCAGGCTTTTGAAGGGGCATTAGGTCTTATCGGTGTAGAATCTGAAGGAGTACAAAAAGCATTACTTCAGGTACAAAGTGCTATGGCTTTATCTCAAGGTGTACAAGGCTTGATGGAAGCTAAAGACTCCTTTGTTCAATTAAAAGCCGTTATAGGTCAAACTGCATTAGGACAAAAAGCATTAGCTATAGGAACGAACATTGCTTCTGTAGCTATGAAAGCATTTAACGTAGTTCTAAAAGCCAATCCTATTGGACTTGTTATTACTGCTATTACAGCTTTGGTAGGTGCTATTGCTTTCTTCACAAGAGAAACTGGAAACGCGAAAGAAGCAGCAGAACAATATACACAAGCATTAGAGAATCAAAGACGAGCAATAGACGATAATTTCAATGCTTTAGAAAAACGTCAGAAAGAGCGTATTGATTTAATGAAAGCGCAAGGCGCAACAGAACAACAAATCTTTGAACAAGAACTTAAAAACACGCTTAAATTAGCTGAAGCTAAAGCACAGGCACACGTTAAAGAAAAGTATAGCTATCAGAATTTACGTAGACTATACAAGCAGTTAATGGATCAGGGCAACGAAGAAGAAGCTGCTGGAGTACGTGAGCAATTAAAAACATCTCGTGAAAGATACTTAGAACTTCAAAAACAATCTAAAGACTATTACCATCAAATATCTCAAGACAATAAAATCTTTAATGCTGAGAACGTACAAAAAAATAAAGAAAATGCAGAGAAAGTACGTGAGAATGCTATAGAAGTTCAGAAGCAACAAGCAGAAGATAGAAAAGCAGCTAACGAAAAACGAAAGCAAGAAGAAGAGCAAAGATTAAAAGAAGAAAGAGAGCGTTTAGAAAAGCAAAAGGAATTCATCTTAACCGAAGATATAGAGGAAGCATTAAGACAACAACTTGTAGACTCTGAAGCAGCAAAAGACGAAATACGTCAAGAAGCAATAGCTAAACAAGAGGAAGAAGAATTAATGCTAATGCAGTTTAAAGGTGATCTATACAAACAAGACGTAGACAACTTTGACGAAGCTGAAGCAAAGAAAAAACAACTCAGAGAAGACAATTTAAAGAGTGGTGTTCAACAAGCTAAGTTAGCTTTGGATTTAATTGCATCTATAGCAGAATCAAATGCTGGTGAAGACGAATCAAGACAGAAGAAAGCCTTTCAATTAAGAAAAGCAGCTAACATAGCGAGTGCTACTATTGACGGATATAAAGCAGTTTTGTCTACTTATGCAGATACTCCAGGTGGTCCTGTAATTAAAGGTGTGGCCGCTGCCATTGCTGGGGCATTTGCTTTGCTTCAAATATCTAACATTGCCAAGTCTGATTTTAAATCTTCAGCTACTTCTTCTACGTCATCTTCTCCAAGTGGTGGAAGTTCAGCTGCTGGTACATCTTCTGTAATCACACCTAACTTCAACATAGTAGGAAACGCACAAGCTACAAACCCATTAGCTGGATTAGGCAACCAACCTATACAAGCCTATGTAGTGAGTGGTGAGGTTACGACAGCACAGAACTTAGATAGGAATAGAATTAATTACGCAACGTTCGGGTAGTATTAAAGTTATTAGGATATGAAAATTATAGAATTGGTTATAGACGAGAAAGATGAGATGAGCGGTATAGATGCCGTTAGCGTAGTTCATTCTCCAGCGATAGAGGAAAACTTTATAGCATTAGGAAAACACGAAGTAGAACTTAAAAAGATAGACGAAGAAAAACGTATCTTAATGGGTGCTGCTTTAATTCCTAATAAACAAATCTACCGAGTAAACGAAAAGAAAGAAGAGTATTACATTTTCTTTAGTGAGCAAACGGTTAAGAAGGCTTCTGAGTTATTCCTTATGCGTTCAAATCAAAATAACGCTACCTACGAACACAAAGACAAGTTAGAAGGTCTAAGCGTAGTAGAAAGTTGGATCATTGACGATGAGAAATCGGATAAAAGCAGATTATATGGTTTTGATTTGCCAGTAGGAACGTGGATGATTTCTATGAAGGTGAATAACGATGAGGTGTGGAAAGACGTAAAAGAAGGTAAGGTTAAAGGCTTTTCAATAGAAGGTTACTTTGCTGACAAATACGAAATGAGCCTTAAAGATACGATTAGTGAGCCACAAACAGAAGACGAACTTATTGAAAAAATAAAAGAGATTATCCGCAATGGCGAAGCAAACTAACGTCACTAACTTTCTTAAAAAGCCAAAGGTTAAAAGACCTAATGTTCACGCAAAGACGAAAGCGAGTAAATTGAAGTCAAGTAAAAATTACAAGAAACTTTATACAGGACAAGGATAAATGGAAATTCCATATTTCATAAGATATAAAGACTTTACGACTATTGATCCAGCGGACTTACTTTATTTAGACGATGTAAATAGTGATGTAATAAAGCGAGTTAGCGTACAGGACTTTGCAGATGGATTAGCACCAATTATTGAGCCATCTCTAACAAAAGACAGAGGTTCGTTTTATGACACTACTACGCAAACTTGTACAAGTGGTGGTATTGAAGCTATGAGATTTAACTCTGTGGATTCTGACGCAACAAGTGGTGTAAGTATAGCAAATAACGGAAGCGGACATCCTACACGTATTACTGTCTCTAAGACGGGAGTATATAATGTAATGTTTTCTGCTCAGCTACAAAGAACAACGGGCGGTGCGAGTAAGCAAGTAATTATATGGATGCGAAAAAACGGAACCGATGTAGCATATACGGCAACTCACTTAGCAGTACAAGCGAATGCTATTTATTTAGTAGCAGCGTGGAACTTTTTCATAAAGCTAACCGCTGGTCAATATTGCGAGTTAATGTGGACACAAGACGATGCAATAGATTTAAGATACGATCCAGCTAATACAACGGTTCCTTATCCTGCTACACCAAGTATAATTTTAACAGTAAACGAAGTATAACGACTAATATATTAATCATTAAGCACTAAAAAGACGGATAATGACTAATATATTATACAAACTAATAGATATGGCAAAAAAACAAAAAACATTAAGTAACACATCTCCCAAAGGTGGTAGACGTGGATGTCTATGCGATGACGGAACGTATAAGGCAGAATGCTGCGATGGAACACTACAAGCACAAGGAGTAGGAAGCATCGTTAACCAAGAAACATCTACCGTAGTAAACACGAATGCACCGAGAACTATTGTAACTACTAACGGGTAAAAATACAACAGACAAAACACGAATAAGTTAAATAGAAAAGTAATAGTATTATGAGCAACATTAATAACATTCTATCAAAGATTGAAAAAGCTAATAAAATTGAAGAGGTTAAATTAGCTAATCATAGAGTTGAATTAGGACTGAGAGATGACATTATTGCAGGATTTCAGAAATATTTAGGTCAAAGAGATGCTGCTAAAAAAGCAATTAGCAAGGCTGAAAATGTGGTTATTGATGCCTATAATAATTACGCTGCATTAGCTGGAGCCGCAAATGCTACACTTGGTGATTTAAATACATTGAAAGCAAAAGCAAAAGAATTAGGAATTGATTTAGATCCTGATATGACAGGCATTGAAAAAAAGATGAAAGACGAATTAAAAGTTCTTAAACCAAACGCAGCAACTATTCAAAACACAGCAAAAGGATTAGCTGATATTAGAGTTTCTATTAAATAAATAATAATGAAAACAAACGTAATAAACCAAATCAAACAACTTCTTGGAATGGAAGTAAAACTTGAGCAAATGAAACTTGCTGATGGAGTAACTGTAATCGAAGCGGATTCTTTTGATCCTGAGATGGCAGTAGTAATCGTGACAGAAGACGAACAAAAAATTCCTTTGCCTGTAGGTGAATATGAATTAGAAGACGGTCGTATTCTTGTTGTAGCAGTAGAAGGTATCATTGCTGAAGTTAAAGAAGCACCAGCACAAGAAGAAGAAGCACCAATGGAACAACCTGAAGCGGAAGTGCCTGTTGAAGCGGAAGCTGAAGTAGAGGTATCTACTCCTAAGAAGACTGTTGAATCTATCATTAAAGAAACGTTCTTCTCTGAGATGGAAGCATTGAAACTTGAGAACGAAGAGTTGAAAGCTAAATTGGAAACGTTTTCTAAAGTTGAGCCTACTACAGAAGTTACTACTGAAGAAGCTACTGAAAAAGTTGAACTCGAAGAAGTAAAACCTATTTCTTTCAACCCTGAAAAAACTAATCCTACGGAGTTCTTTAAACTTGCTTCTAAGAAGCCAAGAACTACTATGGATGTAATCCTTGAAAAACTTAATAAATAATATTAATAACTTAAAAATCAATTAATTATGGCTACGACTGTTTCGATTAGCACAACGTATGCGGGAGAATTTGCAGGTAAATATATCGCTGCTGCTCTCCTTTCTGCTCCAACTTTAGAGCAAGGTGGACTTACTATCCATCCAAATGTAAAGTACAAACAAGTTATCCAAAAGGTAGCAACTGACGGAATCGTTAAAGACGCTACTTGTGACTTTGATGCTACTTCTACAGTAACACTTACTGAGAAAGTTCTTCAACCTGAAGAGTTCCAAGTAAACCTACAATTGTGTAAAAAATCTTTTCATTCTACGTGGCAAGCTGCTGAGATGGGTTATGGAGCATTCGATGTTCTTCCTAAATCTTTCGCAGATTTCCTTATCGCACACGTAGCTGAGAAAGTAGCTTCTCACATCGAAGGTGTTATTTGGGAAGGTAACAACGCATCAGCTGGTGAGTTCTCAGGAATTATGCGTCAGTTGACTACAGATGCCGAACTTCCATCTGCACAAGAAATCGCTGCTGTTGGTGGTGGTGTAAATGCTGGAAACGTTATTGCTCAGTTGGGTTCTATCGTTGACGCTATCCCTACACGTTTGTATGGTGCGCCTGATCTTAAATTGTATCTTTCTTCTAACATCGTACGTGCTTATATCCGTGCTTTGGGTGGATTTGGTGCTTCAGGTCTTGGTGCTAATGGTACTAATAACCAAGGTACACAATGGTACACTAATGGTTCTTTGAGTTTCGATGGCATTCCAATCTTCCTTGCTAACGGTATGGATAACAACAAAGGTTTGGCTACTACTACTTCTAACCTACACTTTGCGACTGGTTTGATGAGTGACCTAAACCAAGTTAAAGTTTTGGATATGAGTGAATTAGACGGAAGTGAAAATTGCCGAGTAATTATGCGTTTTACAGCTGATGCTAAATATGGTTTTGCTGGAGACATCGTAACGTACGGAGTAACAAACTCAGCTAACTAATATTACTGACTTAAATTAACGAGGGTGGTGGAATATCTGCCACCCTTTTTTTAATAACTTTAAATACTAAATAAAATGTCTTGTGATATAGCAAATGGTGTAGCAGAACCGTGTAAAACCGCAGTTGGTGGATTGGATGCAATTTACCTAATTAACTACGGAGATTACGCTGCTTCAGATATTACGTACAACGCAACAGCAACAGATCAGATTGACGACGTCAATTCTGTTTCTTCTATCTACAAGTTTGAATTGAAAGGTGCAAACTCTTTCGAGCAAACTATTACTTCGAGCCGTGACAACGGAACTACTTACGTAGAGCAAACTTTGACTGTTACTCTTAAACAACAAAGCGCAGCAAAACACAAATTAGTTAAATTGTTGGCTTACGGACGTCCTCACGTTATCGTTAGAACTCGTGCTGGTCAATATTTCCTTGCTGGTCTTGAGCGTGGAATGGACTTAACAAGCGGTGTTATCTCTAATGGTACTGCAATGGGAGATTTGAACGGTTACACACTTACCTTTACGGGTATGGAAAACATCCCTGCTAACTTCTTGAACTGCTCTACTGAAGCAGGATTGGTTACAGTTATGTCTTCCGCTACTATTGTCACTTCATAGTGTTTCTTTCATAGTGTTAGATTGGGGAGGCTTCGGTCTCCCTTTTCTTTTTAAAAACAATTTGGGATAAGTGTAGTTAATATAGTATGATTATCTTACAGGAAGTAGGTACGGCACAAAGTTTTTCATTTATCCCTCGTTCGGATAGCTATAATACTTTGCAGATTACAGATGAGCAAACGGGCGTAACATCAAACGTTACTATCACGTCTTATGTTATAGGTCAGTATTACCATACGATCACAGCTACGTTTTCTTTAAAGCAGAATCATTACTACACACTAACACTAAAGCAAAACACGGACATAGTTTACAAAGACAAGGTATTTTGTACTAATCAGTCTATACCGACTTTTAGCGTAAACAACGGTCAATACATAGTGAATACGTCAAATAACGACTTTATACTTTATGAGTAATATACACGTACTTAAGCTGGCGCAATACGAACCGCCTGTAGTAGAAGAAAGTAAAAAACACGAATGGGTTACTTATGGTGAGAACAATTCTTACTATACTTTCCTTATGGAGCGTTACAAAAACTCTACTACAAACAATGCTATAATAAACAATATCTCTCGTCTAATCTACGGAAAAGGACTTAGTGCAACGGATGCTAACAAAAAGCCTAATGAGTACGCTCAGATGAAAGCTATGTGTAGTGCTGAAGACTTGCGTAAGGTGGTGTTAGACTTTGAGATGTTAGGACAAGCTGCGTTCCAAGTACATTATACTGCTGATAGAAAAAAGATACAAAAGTTATATCATATTCCGGTACATCTATTAGCACCTGAGAAGTGTAATAAAGACGGAGAGATAGAAGCGTATTACTATTCTAATAATTGGGAAGATACACGCAACTATGCACCCGAAAGAATCCCAGCTTTTGGATATGGAAGCGAGAAGGTAGAGATACTAATTGTTCAGCCTTATTCAGTAGGGATGAAGTACTTTAGTTACGTAGACTACCAAGGTGGTATACCTTACGCAGTCTTAGAGGAAGAGATTTCTAACTATTTAATCAATGAGGTTCAAAGAGGATTTTCGGGGCGTATCGTGGTCAACTTTAACAACGGAGTTCCTACTCCCGAAGAACAAGATATTATCAAATCTAAAGTTCTTAGCCAACTTTCAGGAACAGACGGACACAAGGTTATCGTAGCATTCAATAACAACGCAGAGAGCAAAACTACGGTAGATGCAATGCCCGTTAATGATGCACCTGATTTGTACAATACTTTGAGCGAAGAATGTATGCGTAAGATAATGCTATCGCATAACGTTACTTCTCCTTTGCTTTTTGGTATTGCTTCAGCAAATGGCTTTAGTTCTAACGCTGACGAGTTACAAAACTCTTTTATTCTATTTGATAACTTAGTAGTTAGACCTAAACAAGAAGTAATTTTAGACGCTATTGATAAAGTTTTAGCCTATAATGGAGTTAGCCTTAATCTATTTTTTAGAACTCTTAAACCACTTGAATTTAATGATCTTGAGAACGCACAGACGCAAGAACAAGTAATTGAACAGACGGGTACAGAATTAAGTTCACACGATGATTTAATCTCTAATGCTCTTATAGACTTGGGTGAAGAACCTGATGAAAATTGGCTTCTAATAGACGAATTTGAAGTTGACTATGATACTGACGATAAAGAGAACGAAATACTTTCTAACGGGCTTAAATTATCTTTATTTGACAAAATAATTAACCTTGTATCTACAGGAACGGCAAGACCTAACGCAAAATCAGAGCAAGACGAAAAAATAGACGGAGTAAAGTTTATTACTCGTTATGTTTATGCTGGAGACACTACAGAGAAAAGTAGAAAGTTCTGTAAGAATATGACTACTGCCAATAAGATTTATCGTAAAGAGGACATTCAACTTATGTCTAAGCAAGTAGTAAATGAAGGATGGGGGCCGAGAGGGGCTGATACATACGATATTTGGTTATATAAAGGTGGAGGTGCTTGTCATCACAGATGGAATAAAAGAGTATACGCAAGTTTTGAAGGAGTAGGTATAGATGTTAATTCCCCTAATGCTAAAATTATAGCTGGGAAGAAAGCGGAGCAGTATGGTTATGTAGTAAAGAATCCATCTTTAGTTTCTACTCGCCCTATTGATATGCCTAACAAAGGATTTTTACCAAAAGAAAATAAATAATGGCAGAAGCATTATTAATCACGAGAGCAGATGTAGTTAAGTTTACTGCCGTAAATGGCAACGTAGACACGGATAAATTTATTCAGTTTATCAAAATTGCTCAAGACGTACATATTCAATCTATCTTAGGAACTGATCTTTTAAATAAGATTAAAGCCGACATAGTAGCAAGTACTTTAGCTAACCCATATTTAACACTTCTAACGTCTTATATTAAGCCTATGCTTATACATTGGGCTATGGTAGAGTATTTACCTTTTGCAGCTTATACAATCGCAAATAAAGGAGTGTATAAACACGAATCAGAGAACGCTGTAACGGTAGATAAAAACGAAGTAGATTTCTTAGTAGAAAAAGAACGTCAGATAGCTCAGCACTATACACAAAGATTTGTAGACTATATGGCATTTAACCAATCGTCTTTTCCTGAGTATAACTCTAATTCTAATGGGGATATGTACCCAAGAACGGATAATAACTTTTTAGGCTGGGTTCTCTAATTTACACACTATGAAAAAATACAAACCGAAAGACAACAATATAAAGAAGTTAAAGTTATACTTACAGAAAGCGGAAAAAGATGGCGAACGACATAGGATGGGGAGCAGCAGTAAGTAACTTAATTGGATGGGGTAAACCATCTGAAGAGGGGGACAACTTTATAGATGAGATTGCACTTAATCTGTTGGAGACTGAAGCAGACGATTTCTTAGTTACCGAAGCACCTACAAGTGCAGACAATGGATGGGGTGAAGCATACGATTATTCATATTGGGGAGATACAATTCCTGAAAGATAAAATATAAAAAATGGCAGAGAAAAAAATTAGTCAGTTAACAGCGAAAGGTGCAGCAATAGCAGCTACGGATTTGCTTGTAATTTCAGAAGATGCGGGTGGTGGTTCATATACAACTAAAAGTGTAACTGGTGCAAACATTTTAAGCCCTCGTGTTCAATCTGTGACAAGTTCAGCTACAGTAACTGCTACATCCGCAAATGACTTAGTAAAGGTTACGGCACAAGCTGCTGGACTTACTTTGGCTAATCCTACGGGAACTTTTGTAGAAGGTCAAGCATTGATTTTTAGAATCAAAGATAATGGTACTGCACGTTCTATTGGGTTTGGTACTAAGTTTAGGGCTATCGGAGTTACTCTACCTACTACTACAACTATTAGTAAGACTACATATGTAGGATGTATTTACAATTCTACAGACGATAAATTTGATGTTATTGCATCTTTAACTGAAGCGTAATGTACTACGGACTATTAGGATTAGCTGCTAAAGTTTCAGGCGGTGGTTACGGCACATTAACAACTGCCTGGATAGCAGCCACAGGAGAAACTGATTTGACTATCATCGGTGCATTAAATACACTTGAGAGTGACCTGACTACCTATGGACTAACTTCTAAAATGAAGGCTTTGTATCCGTTTGTGGGTGGGACAAGTACCAAGCATTCATATAATTTTATCAATACTTCTCTTTATCAAATAACTTGGAATGGAGGATGGACTCACTCAAGTACGGGAGCATTACCAAATGGAACTAATGCCTACGGTAATACTGGTTTTAAACAAGTATCTAATTTTACAAGTACATCTACTGCATCAATAGGTACTTATTTACGTACTGATTCTTCTGTTCAGGGTGCAGATATGGGTGCTGGAAATACAAATAACGCATCTGAGGGAATACTGATCTATAGTTCTTTTCTTGGTACTACATATTATGGATGTGCATTGGGTTCATCTTTAATTGGTAGCGGAGACAGCAATTCTGATTCAAGAGGTTTTTATACTGTAGTAAGAGATAGCGGTGTTCAACGACAACATAAAAGAGGTAATGTAACTATTAATACTTCAGAAACAGAAGCGGTAGGTACAATTTCAGACGTAAACATTTATGTTGGTGCAGGTAATTCAACAAATCCAGGACCATCAAATGTATATTCTGATAGAGAAACTGCATTTGCTTTTATTGGAGATACATTGACACAAACTGAAATAGACAACTTCTATACAGCAGTACAGACATTCCAAACAACATTAAGCAGAAACGTATAATATGAAACTAATAGACATAACACAAGCAGAATATCCTAAATATGTAGGACTGCTTACAGAGGTACAGAAAGATGAATTAGTAGGTCAGCAATACACTGAGGATAGCTACTTCAATCCTATTCAAGATGCGGATGACAACTGGATCATTTCAACAGAAGAGATGAGCCAATGCGTGAATCCTGATGTGATGTGGGTTAAGGACTTGGAATTGATAGCATATAAGCCGAAGCCATCTCCTCCGTTTCCTCCATTGAATTAACTTAATACAAGGGCAGTTTAAAGACTGCCTTTTTTGCTATGAGACTTTTATTTATTTTGATTAGTTTTTCGTCTTTTTCTCAGACACTATTAAAATACGATAACATAGAGTCTTGGACTTGGGCGGGTGCTTGGTGGAATATAACACCAGCGAGTTATTATACAAACGCATCCACAAGCGGTACTACTTCAGCAGCCATCTTAGGTGCGGGTAACGGGACTTCAGCAACAGAACAAAATTGGTATTCATTACCTAATGTAACGGGCTTAAATCCATTGTATCAATACGAGTTTAGATTTCGTTTAGGATCGTACACTTTCAGTAATGCAACTGCCACAACAAGGGGAGTAGATGTAGCTGATTTAATCGAAGTGCAAGTAAGTAGAGATAACGAACTAACATATACATCAGAATTACGTATAACGGGCTTTAATAACTCTACGTGGGCTTATCAGTCAGCAACTATAAACCACACAGCAGACGGAGTATATAATAGTTCTACGGATGTTTATGCAAGTGTAAGCGGAAATAATAACGGATTAAGTACGGGATATTCTACAATTAAACTAAAGATTAGCGGAATAACTCAAATAGCGGTAGACATCTTAGCCCGTGTTAATTCAGCTGGTGAAGAATGGTGGGTAGATAACATTGAACTTTGGCAAATCACGAATCCCTTACCTATAGAGTTTGTTTCTTTTAAAGGAAACTTAGATAGTCTATGGTGGGAAAGCGCATCTGAATTT